CTCGATCGCTTCGCTCAGTTGGCGGCCGACCGTTCGCCGTGGGAAACGCATTGGCTGGACATCGCCAAGTACGCGATCCCTGATATTGATCGGTTCGACACGTCGTTCGGGACAAGAACCGGCCGCGTTGCCGCGATCAACGCCATGTCGGAGCCGATCGCCCCGACTCGTGCGGTGGAAATCTACGACCAGACGTCGATGTGGGCGGTCGACCGTGGGACAGCCGGCTTCATGTCGCTCGTGACCCCGATGTCCGAGAAGTGGCACGGGATGAAGCTTTCGGACCCGTTCCGCGAGGACCCGAACGACGAGGAACAGCGGTGGCTCGACGGGCTCCGTGATTACCTCCATGGAATGCGGTCGAACCCGCAGACGGGCTTCTGGGTCGCGCACAAGGCGGCGATCCGGGGCGTATGGGGTCTAGGGACGTCCGTCGTTTACGTCGAGGAGGCGCTGAAGCGCGGAGCGCCGGCCCCGATTTCGTATCGGCACATCCCGCTCGGAGAAGCCTACCTCGGGACGGACTTCGAGGGCACGGTCGATACATGCTATCGGCTATTCACGCTCTCCGCGCGCCAGTGCGTCCAGAAGTTCGGCGACAAGGTCTCGGCCAAGGTCAAGGGCTACGCGGCCGACGACAAGGACAAGGACAGGCTGGTCGAAATCGTCCACGCCGTCGAACCGAGGCATGGCGGCAATGGAGACACGACGGAGGACAACAAGTACCGCTCCGTTTATGTGGAGCGCGAGACGAAGCACGTGATCGGTGAGAGCGGGTATTTTTCGTTCCCCTACGTCGTTCACCACTGGAATCGCAACTCGCAGCTTCCGTATTCCGAAGGCCCGTTGGCGCTGGCGATTGCCGAGATCAAGAGCCTGAACATGTTGTCCAAGCAGGCGCTGATGGCGGCACAGCAGGCGGTTCGCCCGCCGTTCGCCACCATCGACGACGGGATCAACCGGCTCAATCTCAATTCCGGCGCGGTCAACCCAGGGCTGGTGTCCAAGGACGGACGGCTTCTCGCTCAACCTCTGATGCAGGGCGCGCGGCCCGACTTTGCAGAGTCGATCCTGAACATCAAGCGCGAACAGCTGAAGGAGACGCTGTACGTCAACGTCTGGCAGATCCTCATTTCAAATCCGAACATGACCGCGACCGAGGCCATGATCCGGGCAAACGAGAAGGGCGACCTCCTAGGACCCGCGGGCGCGTCGATCCAAGTCGGTCTCTCCCACATGATCGACCGAGAGGTGGAGATCCTGTCGCGGATGGGGGCGTTCAATCGCGGCGCCGCGTTGGAAGCCCCGGCGTCGATCGGTGGGCGCACCATAGGCGTTCGGTTCTCGTCACCGCTCGATCGGCTGCAGATGGCGTCGGAAATGCACGGCGCTCAGAAGGTCATTGAAATCGCCGGCATGCTCGCTCAGGTCGGGAAGACAGCGGCATTGGAGCGCCTCGATACCGACGAGATCCTCGACCTTGCGCAGGAAGTGATGGGCGCTCCCCGTCGCATTCTCCGGCCGCAAGAGGAAGTCGCCGCGGCCCGTCAGCAGGCGGCGATGATGCAGCAGATGAGCATGGCTGCGCAGGTCGCCGAGCAGGCCGGCAAGGCAGGGCAGGCGGTCGGCGCAGGGGCCGAGACCGTGGCACAGTCGCCGGCCATCCAAGGGGCCATACAGGCCATGGCAGGCGCTGCCTAACAGATGCATACGTTATCGTCGGATCTCCCGGAAGGTGATCGTCGTGGGGCGGCCGCCGCGCAGACGCTTGCCGATGATTACCGCGAGTTCTTCCGTACGCAGAGCGGGCAGAGGGTCTTAGCAGATCTCGCCAACGCGAGTGGGTTCTACACCGTCTGTGAGCGCGATGTGTCTTCGGACGTGCTCCGCGTCGTGGAGGGTGAGCGACGGTTGTTCAACCGAATTCTACGCTTTGCGAAACTCACGCCCGGTGAATACGAGGCGTTGGAAAAGGCTGCTCGTATCGAGCGGCTCACGAGCAACCGAGAAGGTGACATATGACAGATATGGAAACCAACGGGTCCGCCACGGCGGGCACCCCGGAGGCGACCGTCGGTACGGTCGAGACCCCGAGTGGGTCGCAGGTCCCGACCAATGCCGCAGATCCTTTCAGCGCCCTGGATGCAGACACGCGCGATTGGGTCGGAAAGAAGGGCATCAAGGATGTGGCGGGCCTCGCCTCGTCCGCCCTGAATGCAGAGCGACTGATCGGTAAGGCTGTCGTCCTCCCCGGCGAGGACGCCAAGCCGGAAGACTGGGAGAAATTCTATACCCGCCTCGGCCGCCCCACGGCGTCCGACGGGTATGAACTCGCCCCGCCCGAAACCATGCCCGAAAGCCTCCCGTATAACCAAGAGTTCGCGGGGTGGTTCAAGGGTGCGGCATTCGAGGCCGGGCTCTCCAAGCAGGCGGCGAAGACGCTCCACGACAAGTTCGTCGGGATGAGCGTCGAGGCGGCGACCAAGCAGGCACAGGACGCGGTCGATAAGGCCAACTCCGAACTGCGGGCCGCATGGGGAGACCCGGCGAGCGACACCTACAAGGCGAACCTCAAACTCGCGGATCGAGGCATTCAGGCCCTCGGAGGCGACGCTCTCATGGGCGCGCTGAAGGGGGCGGGTCTGCTCGGGCCGAAGGGAGAGGTGCTGAGCGCGAGTATTGCGCAGGCGTTCGCCAAGGCAGGGAAGTCGCTGGCTACGGAAGGAGAGTTTGTGACCGGCGGTTCTTCCGGCGGCGCAGACAACCCGTATCTTCCCGGCAGGGAAAACCTTACCGAACAGATGAAGCTCTACAAGTCCGACCCGGTACGTGCAATCGCGATGATCCGGGCGGCGGGTAAGAGCCCCGCTGATTTCGGGATCACCGCCTGACAACATCCTGAAAGGGTCATAAAATGGCTGTCACTCGTCTTTCGGACGTCATCGTCCCTGAGATCTTCTACAACTACATGTCGAAGGATACGACCACCAAGTCGGATCTGTTCACCTCGGGCGTCCTCCGCGCCGATGCTGAGCTTGCGGCGAAGCTCGCGGGGGGTGGCACCACCTTCAACGTGCCGTTCTGGAACGACCTCACCGATACGGAGGCCAACATCGGGTCTGATGACCCGTCTGTCCTCTCCACGCCGCAGAAGCTCGGGACCGGCAAGGACATTGCGGTTCGGCAGCTCCGCACGCAGTCTTGGAGCACGATGGATCTGACCGGCGAACTCGCTGGTTCCGATCCCATGCAGCGCATCCTCGGCCGCGTCAACGACTATTGGAAGCGCCAGAACCAGGCCACGTTGGTGAAGACCCTGCGCGGCGTCTATCTGTCCAACGTCGCCAACAACTCGTCCGACATGGTCAAGGATGTGGCGACCGACGACAACTCGACCCCGGCGGCCCCCGAACTCATCGATGCCGAGAAGATCATCGATGCGTGCTACACCATGGGCGACAATGCCGAGGGTCTGAAGATCCTCATCATGCATTCGACCGTGATGAAGCGCCTTGCGAAGCTCGACCTCATCGACTTCGTCAAGGATTCGACCGGAAGCCTGATGATCCCCTACTATCTCGGCAAGCGGGTGATCGTCGACGACGGGTGCTTCACCTACAGCGGAACATACCGGGTCAAGTACACGACGTACCTACTCGGCGAGGGCGCACTCGGCTGGGGCGAGTCTCCCCCTGCCATGCCCGTCGAAGTGGACCGCAAGCCGGATGCCGGCAATGGCACCGGGCAGGAGATCCTCTACACCCGCCGGCAGTTCGCCATGCACCCGTACGGCATCAAGTGGACCTCGTCGTCGATGGCCGGGCTCTTCCCGACCAACACGGAACTGTCGCTCGCCGCCAACTGGATGCGGGTCTACTCTGAGCGCAAGCAGATCCCGATGGCGTTCCTCATCACCAACGGCTGATACGAACAACCAACTTCGCAGAAGGGCCCCCGCGTGGGGCTCTCTGCGTTTTACGAGGTGCAAATGACCGACTATCTGAATCTCCGTCTCGACAGGGACCTCCCGCGCTCTCAGCGCCGAGAGTTCTTCGACGACTTCGACAACTACACTGCGGCCGATTGGACCATCACCGAGACCGGGACCGGAACCCGCGCCGTCCAGAACGAAACCGGCGGCGTGCTCAAGATCACCAACGGGGCGTCCGACGACGACGCCAACTTCCTCCAGTGGTCCGGCAACACGCTCGCCTCGACCGCTGAAACGTGGAAGTTCGTCGCAGGCAGGCCGCTCTACTTCGGGGCGCGCGTCAAGCTCTCCGACGCCACTCAGTCGGATTTCGTGTTTGGGCTCCAGATCGCCGACACCACCCCGCTCGCGGTCTCGGACGGCGTGTACTTCCGCAAGGACGACGGCGACGCCTATCTCGACTTCGTCGTGATCAAGGATTCGACCGCGTCGACGGCGACGGCCGCCTACACGATGGACACATCGTATCACAACCTCGAAGCATACTATGACGGAGGCTAGTATTTCACGGCCTATGTCGACGGTGTGGCAGTGGCGAAACTCGCTCTCACCAACATGGTGGACGACGAGGAGCTTTCGCTTTCCCTCGGCATCCAGAACGGCGAGGCGGTGGCGAAGTCCCTCTCGATCGACTGGATCTGGGTCATCCAGCAGCGGTGATGATAGCCGGGGCCATGGCCCCGGCCGTCTCTTTGAGGTGGACCATGCAGATCAAGCATATCGGGCGCGGCATGTGGTCAGCTATCGACGACGCGGGGAACCGCACCGGGCCGGTCGGTAAGCGAGAAGACGTGGAGGCATGGGCCGCGGCGCAGAATGCCCCATCCGTTGACGTCCCGCCCGCCCCTGAACCCATGGATCTGAACAGCGGCGTCAAGACCGTGGACCCGAGGGAGTATGCAGACGCGCTCGACCGTGCTTTCAGCGAGCCTAGGAACGCAGTTCTTGCCGATGTGAGGGGTGCGCTTCTCAAGCACTACGAGCCGAGTACCGTCGAATGGATGGTGCGCGATGTAGCCCCGATCGTATCGGACGGGAGCGGGGACCGTCGGCGTAAGCGTCGTTACCGTGGGGTGATCTGAAATGCGCAATGTCATGAGCAACAAGCCTCTTCCTGTCATGGAGTTCGGGAAGGAATACGAGACCGTCGCGGCATCGCAGTCAGGTCAGGCCCTCGGCGCGACCGGCGCGAACGTCTCCGTGGTCGCGGTTGGCGACTTCACTTGAGGGGTAGACGATGGACGATACTGACGTCTGCAACCTCGCGCTCGATCTCCTGAAAGAGGCCACGGTCGCGAGCATCGACGAGAAGTCGTCCGTCGCCGAGTGGTTCCAGCGGAATTACGCGCCTCTGCTCAAATCAGCCCTCCGCGCCTACCCGTGGAACTTTGCGATCACTCGTGCCGAACTCAATGCGGCTGAGACAGGCCCGGGCTTCGGATGGGACTACCGCTACGCGCTACCAGATGATTGTGTCCGCCTCCTCCCGGTTCGTTACGGCGGCAAGCTGAACGGGTCGCCGATCCCGCACGAGGTGGAGGCGGGGTACATCTTGACCAACGCCGAAGAGCCGCTGCAGATCCGCTATGTCGCCGAGATCACCGACCCGGAAGCATGGGATGATTCGTTCACGCAGGCGTTCAGCGCGCTCCTGGCACTCAAGATGGCACACTGGATGACCGGCAAGGCGTCGTACGTCCAGATCGCCAAGAGCCTCTATGATGAGGCGCTCGCCGAAGCGCGGCGGATCGATGCTCAGGAGGGCACGCCCGAGACCGTGAATTCCGATGACGTGATTTCGATCAGGTCCGCTCGATGACGGTATATCCGATCCAAGCCACATTCTCGCGCGGGCAACTGACGCGGGAACTCCACGCGCGCACGGACATCGACCACTTCCGGCAAGGTCTGCGGCTGTGCCGAAACTGGCTTGTGCTGCGGCATGGCGGGCTCACTCGCCGACCCGGCACGATTTACGCCGGAGCGGCCCGGTACTCAAACAAGAAATGTGTTCTACTCCCGTTCGTGTTTTCCGAAAGCCAAGCCTACGTGTTGGAGTTCGGCGATCTCTACGTTCGGTTCTGGACCAATGGCGGGCAGGTGACGTCGGGCGGGTCTCCCTATACGGTTGTGACCCCGTACGGCGAAGCTGACCTCGGGAACATCCAGATCGCACAATCCGGTGATGCGATCTATATCGCCTGCGAGGGGCACGCTCCGCGGAAACTGACCAGGTCGAGCGAGACGTCGTGGGCAATCTCGACCATTGTATTCGAGGACGGGCCATACCTCGAGGAAGACCCGCAAGGAACGACGATGACGCCGGCCGCGACTGGGGCGGTCCATCCGTTCATGACGTCTAACACGGCCCCTAGTGGAACGGTAGCCGATAGCGCCGGCCATTCAGATGCGTGGAAAATCTTCGATACCGACCTCACAACAGAGGCGACTGCGATATCAGGGCGATCCGGGTGGTATTCGTACACCTTTGGCGGAACAACGGAAAAGGTTGCAGACGCATATTGGATCGTCGCTGGTGACACGTACCCGGATGCGGCTCCATCCATATGGACGTTCGAGGGGTACACCGGTTCGGCGTGGGTGGTTCTCGACACCAGGGATGGGGAGACCGGGTGGGGTAGAAGCGAGCGGCGCTATTTCGAATTCGTGAATGAGACGGGGTACAGAGCCTACCGCATTTTGTGGACGGTCAACGATGGGAACGCGAATTCATACATCGCTGGGCTAGGCATCCACGAACGCGCCGAAAACCAAACCGCATTCGATCTGACGGCGTCTTCCGCCACTGGGATCAACGGTGGAGATGGCTTCAAGAACACTGATGTCGGGCGCTCGATCCGGATCTATAGCACGAACAGAAAATGGCAGTGGGCCAAGATCGTGTCACGTACATCGTCGACTGTGGTGACGATCCAGCTCTACGGTCACGCCCTCCCGAATTTCTCTCCGGTAGCCCGGTGGAAACTGTCGTGTTTCTCGGACGGCGACGGGTATCCGAGGGCAGTAGGGTTCTACAAAGAGCGCCTTGCCTGGGCCGGGACCGAGACGTCTCCGCGCACGCTGTGGCTATCGCGTTCGGCCGACTATGAGAATCACGGGGTATCCGAGCCGATAGTCGCGGATGACGCGATCACCGTGACCGTGACCGGTGGACAGTTGAACCTCATCAACTGGTTGGCGGAAGGTGAGGATCTCCTGATTGGTACATCTGGGTCGATGCGCACGCTCGGGCAGGCAACAGCCAACGCAGCATTCAGCGCGACCAACGTCGACCAGAAGGTGCAGAGCCACGTCGGGGCGAAGCGCACCTATCCGGTGATGGTGCAGCGCATGGCAATCTTCGCTGACCGCTACGGGACGCGCCTTTATGAGTACGGGCCGGACCCTCAGTCTGCGTCCGGCGGGTATGCCACTCCCGAGTTGACGATTCTATCGGCGGACCTTTTCTCGGCTGGTGTGTCGAAAATGGTGATGCAGCCGCAGCCTCATAATCTGGTGTGGGCTGCGATGGCTGATGGGGGCGTGGTTACGACGACGTATGAAAGGAACCAGCAGGTTGTAGGCTCGTCCGTCCAGGAATTCGACAACGCCGAGGTGGAAAGCGTCTGCGTCATCCCCGGCACTCATGCGGATCGGACGTGGTTCGTGATGAAACGGTCCATCAACGGGTCGACGGTGCGGTATGTCGAATACCTGTCGATGCCCTATGACGGTTCGACCGTACCTCTAGACGAGGCTGTGTATTCCGATTGTTCCTATCAGTACGACGGCGTGGCTACGTCGTCGATTTCCGGGTTGGCGTTCCTCGCCGGTGAGACGGTCGGGATCATGGCCGACGGCGTAGATATAGGGGATGCGGCGGTATCAGGTACCGGTGTTCTGACACTCCCGCGCGGGAAGACGGCGAGCAAGGTAACTCTCGGGGTTCGCGCCGGCGGGAGAATTGAAACGCTTCCGATCCCCTCCGCGGGGAACCAGGACGGGTCAGGCTACAACCGAGCGAAGCAGATCTCTGACGTGATGGTCGATATCATGGATACCTCGGGGCTCGAGGCCGGGACCTTGTCTCGCATTGAACCATTGAGACATCGGATGACGGGCGGCGACGATCGGAGCGCCATCCTGAAGACCGGAACGTACCGGATATCCGCGTCTGACTCGTGGAAGAACGGCGGGGTCGCGGTGATCGAATCCAAGTCGATGTATCCGGCGACAGTCCGCGCGGTCATCCTTGGGGTGGAGGGAGAGCCCTAATGTGCTTCCCGGCTCTGGCGGCAATCGGAGCCGTCGTCTCTGGCATCGGTGGCGCACTCGGCGCCGTCCAGCAATCCATGGCATATCAGGCGCAAGCAGAAATGCATCGCCGGCAAGCCATGCTGGAGAGAGAGAAGGGCGTCTTCGACGCCAACCAACAAGCCAAGGTCGTCCGCCGTAACGTCGGCGAACAGGTCGCTTCGTTCGCATCGAACGGGGTGGACGTATCTTCCGGATCACCGCTTCAGGTCGTCACCGATACGGGGACAGAAGGGGCGCTCGACGTCGCTGCGATCAGGTATGGCGCGCGGATCAAGAGCGACAACGAGACCTATTCGGCCAAGGTCGCGAGTATGAACGCTGGGCTTGCCGGCGCCGCGGCCCCGTTCGCGTTCCTATCCCCGATCTTGAGCGCTGCTCCGAAGATCCAGTCTGCGTTCGGGTGAGGTGAATATGGCTGTTCGTATTCCCGGGTCCCCGCTTTCTGGCGCGACGATAGACACGGATCGCGGTGGAATGCCGCAACCGCGGGTCGACAAGTCTCTTGCCGGGGCTCTGTCTGATTTTGGCGGCTCCGTCCAGCACATGGCCGACGGGTTCATGGCGGATCAGGCCAAGAAGGACACATTCGACGACGAAGCCAAATTCCTATTGCACCGCGAGCAGACTGAGACGGCGTTCACGGATGCACAGAGGCAGATGCCGGCCGACGCGAAGGGGTTCGCTCAGAGTTTCATCGCAGGGCGGCAGCAGGCGGACTCTTCATTCCTCGCCTCGATCTCCCCACGGAACCGGGAACGCTATGCGCTCAAGTGGGAGGTGATGCGCTCTAATTTTGCGCAGAAGGCAGACGCGACCGAATACAAGGCCCGCGGAGAGTACGAAATCGGCAGTATTAATTCCGCGCTCGATGTCGAGTTGCGGAAGCTCGCCACCGATCCGAACTACAAGCCGCAGGCTGTCGAAAACCTAGGGACTTTGTTGGGGAACACCTCGGCGCTCGACGAAGCAACGCGGGCCGACATCAAGAAGAAGATGGCGGCGAAGATCGACGAGATCGCCGTTACGGGGAAATACGGCGGCGACCCCGCATCGCTTGCCAAGGCGCTTGGCGTCACGCTTCCCGGGGCGGGCCGCGCCGCGCTTCCCGAGACGTCGGTTCCCGGCGGGCGGATGGCCCCGGATGATGTCCGCACCATCATGTTGAACGAGGTCAAGCGGCAGGGTCTTGTCGGCATGGTGCCTTCCGATGGCGCGCGGTATGGCATCAAGACAGGGTCTGCAGCTGAATGGGCGAACCTCTTCACCGGCCTTGCCAAGCACGAGAGCGGCCTCGACAATCGCACGGTGGGTGACGTCGGGCAGTTCGCCGGCGGATCGCGCGGCTTGCTGCAACTCTCCTACAGCGACGCCCAGACCTACGGGTTCAATGCTGGCAAACCGTTCACGCCCGAGCAGTTGGCAGACCCGGCATTCAATGCCGCCGCCGGCATCGCCATTGCGAAGAGCCTGATCGCCAAGAACGGCACGATCCAGGGTGGCATGGGGAAATATTGGGGACCGATCTCGAAAGAGGGGTGGGTCCCGGGACAGGGCAGAGACCGTGGTCTTCCCTGGCAGCAGTGGGGCGCAGAAGTGGCCTCCGGGCCGACAAGGGCAGCGGCTGATGGCGCGGCGGCAGTCACGGCGTCGTCCGTTCCGCCTGGAGACCCGTCCTATTCTTCGATCCCGTACGATCGTCGCGTTCAACTCGTCGAAGAGGCTATGCGCCGCCAGAAGCAGGCGGCGAACGACGCCAAGGCAGAGTATAAGGCATTCCAGACGGCGAATAAGGAGCAGTACCGGCTCGGTATCGCCAACGATGACACCTCGATCACTACGGCGCGAATCAATCAAGACGTCATTTCAGGCAAGCTCGATGTCGGGGACGCAGCGGCACTCATCGAGACGCTGAAGGCGCATGAGAAGCAGTCGGGCCTTGCGAACCAGATGCTCGAGGCGATGTCGGGCGCCCAGCCCGCGGCGTTCAACCCGTTCGACCCCGAGGTGAAGAAAGGCGCGGATGCGCTTCTAGACCGCTTCGTGAAGGCCGGGACAGACCCGCTCAAGGCAGTCGACCAAATCCAGCAAGGGACGGGTGTCGTCCCTGAGAAAGCCGTTTCAGCGTTCCGCGGTGCGATCGTGGGAACGAACCAGCAGGCCGCGACGTCTGCGCTCACCATCTCGCATAACATGCTCATGCGGAACCCAAACGTGTTCGCCGGGGACCCCGGCGGGAACGAACTGGCGAAGCAGGCGATCAGGTATTCCCATTACACGCAGGATCTCGGATATGCGCCTCAGAAGGCTCTCCAGATGGTCCAGGCGGCGGATGATCCGAACATGCGCGCCAAGGTCAGGGTAACGGACGAGGACGCGAAGTCGTTCCAGAAGGAAATTGCCTGGGCTCGTTCCATCACGTCGCTGGTAGGGGCGAACCTTGATGTGTCGTGGTGGCCGGGGAACCCTGACATCGGGCAGAACGATGCGGTTCGGTCTGCGATGCTCAACGACTTCGCCGAGGTCGCGGTGCAGAACCTCCGCGATGGCATGTCCAAAGACGAAGCCAAGAAGATGGCGGCCGTCCAACTCGGGCAGATCTGGGGCGTGACCAAACTCCAAGGCGGGGCGCTCAACGGAACCGTGATGAAGTACGCGCCCGAGAAGAGGTATGCGCCGGCTCCAGACGCCAAGGGCGAGATCGGATACGGATATTTTCTCGAGCAGGCGCGGGACTTCATCAAGCAGGAGGACGGGCGGGAGGTCGACCCGAAGGACATTCGGTTGATGTACGTCACGGATGGTCGCCACGGGACTTTGACCACCGCTTCCGCCTGGGATGCGAAGCAGCCTCTGCCCTATCTCCTCGCCTATTCCTACAAGGACGAGACCGGGCAGCAGCGATATGCGCAAATGGCTCGGCCTTTCGTGGCCGACCCGGCGCGGGCGCAAAAGGCGCTGGTCGACAAGGCCGACGTCGGCAACATGGGCGCGCGGCGTGAACTCGACACGGCCAACGCCGCGCGGACGGCCGAGGACGCGGCGAAGAAAGCCGGTCCTGCCATGGTCCAGCCGGCGGACATCAAGGGGGATTATCTCCCCGATGAGGAGAAGGCGGCGCGGGCGGGCGAAATCAACCGGCAGAATGCGGCCGATTACGAAACGCAGAAGCGCATGAAGGCCGACAAGCCGGCGGACATGTCTGCGAGTGGGCTATCCGCACGGCAGGCGCGGCTTGCCGAGGAACAGAAGGCCGTCGAGGCCGAATTGATGTCTCAACAGGCGGCGGACGATGCCTCTGGGGCGAAGTCCATGGATGAATTGGTCAAGGCGTCTCGCGGGGGCGTGAGCATGTCGCCGGCCGCCCTTGAAAAAAGGCAAGTCGAGTTGACCGAGAAGGAAAAGGCAGCGCGCCGGGCCGTGTTGAAGGGACGCGATAAGTGATCGACATCGCCTATCCTCTCGACGCCATCATCGGGTCGACGCCGGGCATGAAGCCCGTGACTGCCGACGAGATGACGGCACACGAGTTTGACCAGCCCGGGTTCGGCCGTCTCTTTGGCGCGGCGTTCCGTACCGAAAACATGGTGGGGTCGATGCTCGCGCGAGAGGACGCCGTCGATCCGTACCGCAAGCAGGACGGGTTCGACTGGAACGCGCGGTACAAGGGGCTTCCCGAGGCAATGCGCGTCGACCACGGCGACCAGTTCATCGACATCCACAACGATGCGGCGTTCGATCAGAAACAGCGCGAGATCGAACGTCAGTTGGAAGACAAGCGCCTCCTTGCCATGGGTGGGTGGCGTGGCACGGTCGCGGCGATGACGGCCGGAATCGTCGACCTCCCGACGTTGATCCCGGCCGGCGGCGAGTACATGGCGGCAGCGCGCGGCATCAAGGGCGTCGGCCTCGCCGCGGCCCGGTTCGCGGCGGAAAATGCGGCGGCACAGGCAGTACAGGAAGCCGGGCTCTATGGGTCGCAAGAGACGCGCACGGGGGCGGAGAGTGCCATCAACATCGGCGCCGGGGCTATCCTCGGATTGATGCTCGGCGGCGCTGGCGCGGCTCTGTTGAGCCGTGGGGAGCGGGCTACGGCAGAGGGGGCGGTTGCCCGGATTTTGGGCGGCGGCGTGGAGGGTGAGCCGGGGAATGCTGTATCTGCCGGCGCAGCGGCGGCCGATAAACTGACGCGCGAGGAACTGTCGGCCGATGGGGCCGTCGGTTCGGCTCTGACCAATATGGCGCGGATCAATCCGAACAATCGGCTGAACACGTCCGCGTCGGTGGCGGCACGCGAGATCGGGCAGGAACTCGGCGATAATGCGATCTACCAGACGATGCACGCCGAGGGGAAGACGGTCGGCGCGTCGGTCGAGACACTGGCGCGGGCGAACGCGATGGGCCGCATGGCCGACGGGCTTGGCGCTCACGAACAGATCTGGAAGGACTACCGCAAGGCCAATGGCGCATGGATTCTCGGTCGCGGCAACGGGATGACGGCGGCCGAATTCGACGACGCGGTCGGCAAGGCGATGCGGAACGGCGACAAGGCGATCGACGGGAACGAATATGTCACCAGGGCGGCGCAGTCCTGGCGCGAGAAGGTGTTCGACCCGTTGAAGAAGGAGGCGATCGACGCCGGTCTTCTCGATAAGGATGTCTCGGTCGAGACGGCCGACAGCTACCTGCACCGCTGGTGGAATAAGCAGTCGCTCATGCAGAACGAGCGCGAGGCCAAATCGACGTTCAGGGACTACTTCGTCGAACGACTCGGGGTGCTTGCCGCGAGTGACGACAAGATCGCGAAGGAGTTGACAGACGCCAAGACGATTCGTGAATTCGCCGACGACGCCGCGAATGCCGTCTACGACAAGCTGACCGGACGTACCTTCGATGAAGCCGTTTCGGATATTCCGGATTGGATCGTCCCGGTAACGCGCGGGCCGCTCAAAGAGCGTACCTTCAATATCCCTGATGCCTTGGTCGAGAAGTACCTTCATTCGAACATTCGCGACGTTGCGCAGAAGTACGCGCGCACCATGGCGGCCGATGTCGAAATGACGCGGAAATTCGGCCGGGCGGACCTGCGGGACCAGATCCAGCGCATCGTGGCGGACTACGAGGACATGCGGGGAAAGGTCCAGACGGCGAAGACGGTTGAAGAGATCCGCGCCGTCGCCGGGGATGCTCCTGGAGTGCTCGACGCGGCCAAGGCGAAAATGGGAAAGACCAACGTCGAGGCCGTGCGGTCGTCGGTTCTTGCCGCGCTTCAGAAAGGCGAGAGGTCAGATCTGGAGGACATCAAGGCCCTGCGTGATCTGGTGCGAGGGTCGTACGGCCGTGGGCAGAACGAGACGTTCAAGCGCATCTCCAACGCGGCGACGGCGTACAACTATCTGCGGCTGATGGGCGGAAACGTCATCGCCAACATGTCGGACGTCTACCGGCCAGCGATGGTTCATGGGCTGCTGCCATATCTCAGGGATGGAATACTTCCGCTCGTCACAAATCTGAAAGCGATCAAGATGTCGGTGGCGGAGGCGCGCAAGGCCGGCCTCGTCGCCGAACGCATCCTGCATTCTCGACTCATGTCGCTGGCCGAGGTCGGTGATCGCTACGCCGAGAACACCGCATTCGAACGGCTGTTGCAGAACGGTACGAAGATCGCGTCTCGGTGGAACGGCATCCTTCACTTTACGGACTTCAATCAGGCGGTTGCATCGGTTCTCACGCAGGATCGCATGATCAACGCTATGATGAAGGGCAAGGAAGCCCGGTATCTTGCTTATCTCGGCATCGACGAGAACATGGCTGGCCGCATCGCCAAGCAGCTTGAGAAGCACGCCGAGAATATCGATGGCGTGTGGGTTGCCCATACCGACAAGTGGGATGACCCGAGTGGGGCTCTCTCGCGTGCCTACCGCGCGGCGATGCGCAAGGATGTGGATTCGATCATCGTCCAGCGGTCGGCCGGCGATGTTCCGCTTTTCGCCAACACCCCGACTGGCAAGATGCTCTTGCAGTTCAAAACTTTCAACCTCGCCGCTCACCAACGCGTGCTGATTCGTGCGGCGCAGGAGAGCCCGGCGAATTTTATCTCGGGTTTGGTCGGCATGACCTCGCTCGGCATCATGGCTTCGTATCTCCGCGCTCTGCGTGGTGGCGAGGATCGGTGGAAGAAGTTCGAGGAGGCGGCGCAGAACCCTGGATATTTGATTGGGGAAGGACTCGACCTAAGCGGCCTCTTCACGCTAGGGTTCGAGCCGGTCAACATCGCCGAGAAGGTCACCAAGGTGAACGCGGTCAAAGACCCTCTCAAGGCGGCTTTCGGGGACGCGGGGGTAGGAGAAAGCCAGCGCTATGCGTCGCGAGGCGTGATCGCCTCGTTCCTTGGGCCGACGGCGTCATCTCTCGACTTGGCCGCGGAAGTCGCTCAGCGGGCGGCTCGAAAGGTGGTTGGCGAGGATACAGGGTCAAACGATGTCGCTTTGATGAAACAGTCGGCGCAGCTTCTGCCGTACTACTCCTATTTTGGGCCTCGTGAGGTCCTGAACCTGCTGATAGGGCACTGATGCTGGCTGCTCTAGAGATCATCGTGGCGATCGTCATTTCATGGCCGGCAGCGCTGTTAGCCGTGAACGCGCCGAACAATCGAAACAGTTGGGTGACGCTCGCAGCGTTCGCCGGGGTCGTGCTGGTGTTCGTTCTTTTGTGGGACGCGGCGAGCGGATCTCGGGCGGCAGTTGGTATCTTCACCGGTTACGAGTGTGGATCGGGGCCGTTCAAATGGGACTGCTGAGGCTGATGCCAGCGACAATGTTCGTTCTGGCGATGTGCCTGATCTACGCAGCGTATCACTCACTCTGATCTGAACACCCCGGAGATACAGACCCCGCCCGGTTTCCTGGCGGGGTTTTTCGTGCGCTTGGAGGCCAGATGCCCGGAAAGTACAACATGACCATCTGGCGCGGGAACGACTATGACGTGTCGTTTTCGTTCAAGAAATCAGACGGCACGGCGCTGGATATGACGGATATAGACGTTGTATTCCGTAGCGAATGGCCGTCTGGGTCGATCAGGTTGGCAACAGACGACGTTCCAGCCGGGTCTTACATCGAAAAATCGTCGCCCTCCGGTGGTCTCGTATCTCTCCATTTCGACCCGCCCGGGACAAGGGAATTCCCGCTCGGGAAGGCCGATTATGAGATCGAATTCAGGGCATCGGGTGAAGAAGTCACCGTTCTGTCCGGGTCGGTTATTCTCGTTGGTGGGGTAAACGACGATGATTGATGTCGTGTCTGTCGATATCGTGGCATCGAGTGGGGTATCGTCGATCGCCGTCGATACAACCGGCGCGATGAAATACGCGGTCCAGGCGGCGGAAAGCGCCGAGACGGCATCCGCTGCGGTGGCGTCGATCGAAACGGCTGCCGCCGCGATTGCTGCGGCTGAAACTGCGGCAAATACGGCTTTGACGACAGCCCTGGCGGCCACGTCGGCGGTCACGACGGCTGCGTCGACTGCTTCGGCGGCCGCCACGACGGCAACATCGGCGGCATCATCCGCGGCGTCTCACGATACATCGGCGGCATCTCACGACACCGCCGCGGCGGCATCCGCCACGGCCGCCGCCGCGTCGAATACGTCGGCCGCAGCCCATGATACGTCGGCGGCATCCTCCGCAACGTCGGCAGCTTCATCGGCTGCCACGGCAGTATCCGCCGCTGCAACGGCTGTGGCGGCGGCGGGATCGACCACGGCGTCGACGTCAACCCCGTTGATGGATGGGACGGCGTCAGCGGGAACAGCGGGGGCCTATGCCCGCGGGGATCACCGGCACCCGACCGATACCTCGCGGGCCGCGGCCGGCGCCAACACCGACATCACATCGCTCGCGGGCCTGACGACGGCCCTGTCCCTCGGCCAAGGAGGTACCGGAGCGACGACGGCATCGGCGGCAAGAACAGCACTGGGGCTCGGTTCGTCCGCGACGCTGGATGCCGGAACTTCGGCGAACAACGTCGTTCAGCTGGACAGCAGCGCCAAACTACCGGCTGTAGATGGGAGCCAATTGACAAACATTGCATCGTCTGGTTTCGGCGGAACGACTGTCGATACATCGACCGGTGCATCGTCTTATACGACGACAGGGATTTCATCGTCCGCGTCATCGATCACAATTGTGTTCAACGGGGTTTCGTTGAATGCGACTGGATATGTGTACGTGCAGATCGGGTCCGGGTCGCTGACGACCTCTGGGTATACGAACACATACGAATACATCGACAACGGGACAGCCGGTGGTGGCGCTAGCGTCACTGCCGGCTTCCAAATGACAAGCACTACAAGCCTAACTGCGGCATTTGTATTCACCGGTATAATGGCGCTATTTAGAGTTGGCTCGTCAAATACATGGATTGCGAGAACGATGATTAGGCAGGGTACAACGATGGTAGGTTTCGGTATCGGGATACTCGCACTCAGCGGGGCGTTGGACAGAGTCGCGCTAGTCGCGTCAACAGGAACATTCGATGCTGGAACAATGTCTGTGCGGGGGTCCTGATGGTAAGTCATGAACTCATTGATGTGATAACCGGAGCGGTCACCGTCGAAATTCTCCCCGACGTCTCGTCCTCTGGACCGACGCAGGACGAACTCCGTGCCTACGCCGCAGCACGCCGGTTCGAGATCGAGACCGGCGGGGTCACCGTCGGAGGAGCCACGGTCTCCACCGACCGCGATAGTCAGGCCATGATCACCGGAGCCTATACCTATGTGCAGGCGTTTGGGGCGATGACGGTGCCGTTCAAGGCTCGATCTGGATGGGTCGATCTGTCGGCCGACCAGATCCGCGCCATCGCTCTGGCCGTCGGCGCCCACGTCCAGGCGGCATTCGCGGTCGAGCGCGACGTCGACGCGGCCATCGCCGCCGGGTCTGTCACCACCATCGAACAGATCGACGATCTCTTCCGCGCGGCGGCGACGATCTCGGCCTGACGCATCTCATCTCTGAACGAAGGACATCCACTGCCCGTTCGACCCGGGCCGGGTTCGCTGCCACGTTGGATCGCGGCGGCGGCTGCGGCCGCACTCGTCCTCATCGGCGGTCTCTCGATCGCCGTCGCCGAGGAGAACCCGTGGATCAATCCCGGCGTCGCAGCGCCCCATGGTGCTGTCACCGGCGCCTCGGGTCGCCCGCTCGATCTCGTCGCGCTCGCCCGCCGGCACGAAGGCCAGACGGCCCGCGACCTGCACCTGCCGCGCTCGCTGTGGTGCGGCGACTTCGTCAACCTCGTGCGACGCGAAGCCGGGCTCCGGCCCGCCCCGTCGCGCCTCGCCCGTGATCAGGCCAAGGGCGGGCACCGGATCGCCGAGGCCCGCGTCGGCGCCGTCGTGGTGTTCGCGCGCGGCCGAGGCGGCACGTCCGGCCACGTCGGGGTCATCTCCGGGGTACGCCCGAACGGTGACCTCGTCGTGATCTCCGGCAACCACAACCGCCGCGTCGCCGAGGCGGTCTATCCGCGCCGCCGTGTGGTGGCGATCGTCGACCCGTCCTGAGGGAAAGCCCATGACCAACGAACCTTTCCGCACCATGTCCCCGGCACGGGGAACACCCGCCACGCGCGCGGTCAATCTGACGACGGGGATGATCTCCGACACCGCCGACCTCGCAGACGCGGCAAAGGCGCTGCGCATCTACAACGGATCATCTGCGGCGATCACAGTCCTCGTGACCCCGGAACAACAGACCGACGTGACCTCAGCCGGGGCTATCCCGATCACCGTTCCGGCCGGGATCGCAGAGACGGTCCCGCTCAGCGTTCGCCGCATCTGGTCGACCGGCTCGACGGGTCTCGCCGCGGGGATCACCGCCGGCACGGTCTGCGTCACCCTCTACACGTTGTGAGGTCACCATGCTCGGTCTCGGACTGTCGATCCCACAGGTTGCCACCCGCACCACGGGTGTGCCCTACCGCATCACCATCGGCGGCGTCGTCTATGAGCGCGTGTTGCTCGACGGAACCTTCGTCGAAATCGACGGCCTCCCCCTCTATATGGAGATCGTCGTCTATGAGCGCGTGTTGCTCGACGGAACCTTCGTCGAAATCGACGGCCTCCCCCTCTATATGGAGATCTGACCAATGGTTGACCTCGCCCTCGGATTGCTTTCCGGTTTCGCCAAGGCCGATCCGGAACAGGTCTGTTTCGTCCGCACCGGCCTCGGTGCTGCGTCCCTCAACCAGGACATCCGCGTATCCGTCGGCTCGTTGCTGCGGAAGTTCACCTCCGGATCGGTGGTCGTCATGCCCGCGCTCACTGCCGGAACGGACTATGCGGTCTATGTCTGCGCCGACGGCTCGGTGCGGGCGGACGCCAACTTCTCGGCACCGACGGGGTACACGGCGGCGAACAGCCGCAAGATCGGCGGCTTCTATTACGGGCCCGGCTCCATGGCGTCGGCGCAGGCCGGTGGCGACACGACGCCGCAGATCCTCGCCCACAGCTTCTGGGATCTGAAATGGCGGCCGCGCTGCCCGGACCCGCGCGGCATGGGCTTCGTGTCGGCCTCCGTCGGCTGGGTCGACCTGTGGCCGCTCGGCGTCAACTGGATCGCCGACGGCACCTCGCGCATGGGGGCGATCATTGCCGACGGAGCCTCGCCGCCCAAGAAGCCGCTCACCCGAGGCGGCGATGGCACGGCCGCCTATTCGTCGCTCACCCAGTACGAGGCGACGGAGATCTTCCAGTCGGTCGGCAAGACCCTGCTGAGCTACGCGGAGTATCAGGCGGCGGCTTACGGCACCACCGAGGCGATCAGCCGTGGCAACGATCCGGTGACCACCGGCTTCGCCACGACCAACGCGGGCTCCTCCAACGCCGATCAGAAGTTCACCTCGGCCTACATGTACATGGCGAGCGGGGTGCAGTGGTGGTGGTCGCGGGATCTGCTCTATCGCGCCGACGGGGCCGATGCCGCGGCGATCACCGCCTATTCCTGGAAGAGCACCGGTCGCGGCTCGGCCTATACCCAGGGCTCGAACGGCATCGTCGCGGGGATCCTCGGCGGGGACTGGGGCTACGGCTCGTACTGCGGTTCGCGCGCGTCGTACTGGGACGGCGCGCCCTGGGTCTCGAGCGGCTACGTCGGCGCCCGCGGCCGCTGTGA